GATAGGCGAGAAACAAGAACGTGGCGATGATACCGATGGCCGCGAAAAATTCCTTCATGTTTTCTTCTCCGTTGTTCCCTCAACTCACATAAACATCAGTCGCGGGGGTGCGTGCCGTCTGGATTGCAGAGCGGGCAAGCTACGATGGGACCGTTGTTCTCAGTCCACATCCAGCCGCCGAGAGGAAGTCCAGTGCGCCGATCGTATTCACAATGCGGGCACTCAGACGGGGGCGGCCGCCGTCGCGCGGCCACATCTTCCGCTGTCATACCGTGACCGATAGTTTCCTCTGCCATCATCCTCTCCATGCCGTCGCATGACGGCGTTGGGTTAGCGGATGACTGACTGCGACGTTGGCCGGACTAGATTTTTCGGAAACGGCTAGTCAATGAATCGTTCCCGAAAGTCCTTTTTAATCAAAGCCGCAGTCAGTCGCGTCAGTCATATGTGTTCGCCAATCGTTTCGGTGCTCATGTTCCACTCTTGTTCCTGTGGGCCGCACGCAATTTCATGACCTCGGCGATCTCTTCGGCGTCGCCCCGGCTATACCGCTGGGTCATGCTTTCGGTTGAGTGCGTCGCCATCTTGCGAACCGATTGAAGCCTCGCGCCGGCCATCAGCGCTTCGGTGATCGCGCCGGCTCGGCTATCCATGTTGTAGACTTTCTTCGGCAGGCCGGTGGCATTTGCACACGCGCGCCATTTCCGGCGAAAGGCGTTGTTGAAGTAGGGCACGTTTTTGCCTTCGGGAATAATGATTGGCCCCGACTGCGGCAATGAGGATCGGTCGCCGTTGAACCCGAGCCGCTGCAATTCCTCCATGACCATCGGCGCCAGCCTCAGATTCGGCTCGACGACTTTCAGTCGCTTGCTGGTGATGTGGTCAAGGACAAGATTATCGCCAATCTCCTCCCAACGGAGGCCGCGCAGCCACTTGTTGTAGCCGTAGAGAACATCCGAGATCCCCGGCTCCGATTGCGGCACCCACTCGCCCACCACGTCCTTTTGCCGCAGCGTGAGATCAAATTGCAGAGCTTGCGCGAAGGCGACGGAGTGCCACCCCTTATCGTGAGCTACCCTACGCACCGCCTCGGCTTGTTCGTAGGTTAGGATAGTCGTGCGCGGCTTGCCCATCTCGAACCGCATGTCGGCGAGGAGAACTTTCGCCGCGCGACAGTCGGCATCGTCCAGAATGGTGGCCCCGAAGGTAAGGATTGTCCGCAGCATCCCCATGAGCTGGTGCGCCATCGAGACGCCGCGATTCTTTGACCAATGCTCATGCCAGCCGATCGCCTGTCGCCCCTTGATATCCGCGACGAGTTCATGACCGTGCTCCCTCGCAATGAGATTGAGGAATGTTCGGTAGTTTTCCTTCGACCGATATCGGAGTTTCTGATATCGCGACTGTTCGTCGGTCATGTAGCAATGTACGAGGCTGTCGAGCGTGCCGTTATATGGTCCGACGGTCGGTACACCACCGTTTGCCCATGCGAGCATGCTGTTCTGTAGGCTCTTGCAATAGTCAGAGATAAATTTACGCTCAAGATCGCTGACCTCGGCAGTGACGATCGCAAGCTTGATGCTCTTGGGCTTATAGCCTCGCCGTATCAAATCAGTGCGGGCCTGCCATATAACGGTCCATCCAACCTTGCGCTTGCGGAAAACGTGGCCTGGGCAGCCCTCAAGTTTCGGGGGGCTTTCATCGGGCATGGTCGTGCCTCCTATGTGAGGTGCCCAACTTAAACCCGTAGACAAACTCGAAGAAGTCGGAAACGGCCGGCAGGTAGCGTCTATGCCCCATTTGCTCAATTTTCGGTGGAAAACCAAGGGACGGATTGCCGTCCAGGCCCTCAAGGATGCGCCGGGCGATCTTTTCGGGCAGGCCCATTTCCTCGATCAGCTCCGCATCGTTGACGAACCAGCCCCCACGCTTCTTGCTACGCGGCTTGCGCTTGCGTGCCGTGGCCTCGTCTGCGGGAACTAGGGTCGTCTGGTCGTCCATGGTTAGCTCAGGTCTCCGCGCCAGACGATGACGCATAACCAAACTAGGCCACCAATAATGAGGGCCGTTACAATCCACTCCTCAAGCTGGCTTGGACAGCTTCCTCGAATACATTGCAAAGGAGGTAATTCTAAAATCGTCGCGTTCATATCGTCGTTCCCTATGGTCTTTTCAGTGGCCGTCGTTTAGAGGTTTTGCTCCATTTCGCGTTCGAGGTTGTCGAGCGCGCCGCGTAGATCGGCGATCTCGCGCCGTATCCATGACGCATTCGGCTCCTGCTGCGAACGCGGCAACTCAGGATTTACGCTGTCCCATCCCCACCGCAGGGTCTTACCCATTGCAGCTAGGAACTCGCCGGCTTCCTCAACGGCCTTCCCCACAGCAAAGTCCAAGCCGGGTCGCATATATCTTTGATCGGTCATCGACGTTCCCTATGCGGTCTAAAGTAGCCGTCCTTAAAAGGGGATCAGAAGGTCGATTGCTTCTGATAGTTTCGCTGTGGCGTTTTTTAGCTCACTCGAAACCCTAGACGTCTGAGTTCTTGCGAGCTCAAGCAAGGACAGCCTGACTTGGCGTATGAGTTCAATCGCCTTATCGGTTTCAGCTTCTCTCATGACGATGGCGACTCCGCAGAAGTGAGTGATCTTCGTCCCGTAGGATCATCTGTTCTTGGCCACCGACCCTTCCGGCAGCGCTTACAATTCACGCCGTCTGGACTATCGGTTGCTTCAAATCGGCGGCCAACGTCTGTATCAAATTCGGTGGAAAAGCCACGACAGAGAGTACCAACTAACCCGCAAAATGTTTCGCGCTGCCCATATCTAACGCGGCGGGTTTCTGATCCGCGCGGCTTAAGTTTGTGAATTTTGCCTAGACTCATGTGCCCTTCGTCCTAGTCAGTTGCCGCAACAATTTTTAGATTACGTTTTGCTCTTACGAGGTCGCCGACGGCAGAACGATAATCGGTCCCTGGGCATGATGTCGCCGCTGCGGTGGCCACATCACCTAAATCCAAATCGTAGGCGCACGCGATACCGGCTAGAGTCTTGATTGTGGGATTTGCCGCAACGCCTCGCTCCAAATCCCAAAGATGGCTCTTGGTACAGCCGATCAATTCGGCGGCTTCGGACAAGCTCATGCTCTGATATTCTCTCGTATCTTTTATGAGCGTCCTAAAAACGACGTCCTTGCTAGGCATTGTTCGCAAATCCCCAGTTAGTCGCTGTCGCCGCGCGGCATCAACATTTTCTTCCCGGCGAGAGGGCCGCTGTTAACTGGCTCATCCATTTCCTCGTAAGTGCAAGTATCGACAATGATCCCATATTCTCTGCCTTGGCAGATTAGCTCTTGCCCGCCGACCTCGAAAACATGAAGGATCAGCTCCCGGGGGTCTTCAAGGCCATCGTCCAGCAATCTCGCGATCTCGGTTCGCGCGGTCGCTTCCGCTGTTTCGAGCGACGATTTGGCCTTCATGAAAGATTCAGCCAATGGAGTAAAACGAACCTCGTAATCCATCGCTACTTTCCCCCGGTTAGTGGCTGTTGTAGCTGTTCATGATCTTTTCCGGCTCGATGCAAAAGGCAACCAAGACCTCCAAAGATTTCGTCATAAGCTCCGCAGCATTCTGACATTTGGTCGGGTCATCGAATCGATAGGTTTCGATTACCGGGGGTGTTGCGGTGTCGAAATGGTAAAACGACATTACTGCAATGAGCAAAAACTTGTACGTGCCCATGGTCTATCTCCTTGACGTTGTGTGTTAATCAATCATTAGTCGCTTTGACTTCGCCGGTTTCCTCGTCCCAAACTTCTTTGTTTGGATCGGTGGCCACCTGATTTTCCAGGTCCGCTTTCTTCTCAGCGTACCGTTCGCGAAGAATGTTCCGCCAATCCGGCGGCAGCGCCTTGATGCGGTCGGAATTTTGATTGCCCCACACGCCGAGTTCCACGAGCGATGTCTGCTGATCGATCTCGGCCTGCATTTTGCTGTAAACATCCCGCGCGTCTTTCTTCGGCAGACTGGCGTGGCGGTCCTCTTTTTCCACGTCGTCGGTGATGATCTTGAACTGCTTCACGCAGAATGATTTCTCGGCCTGCGTCTGCGCCTTGAGGGCGGCCTTGTCGTCGGTCACGCCCTTGCCGTCGCGCAGCCGAGCGATTCCGGTCCACTCGACCGCCGGCCACTGTTCGCCTTCGCTGTTGATAATCGTGAAATGATAGACGATGGCGAGGACGGAGCCTTTTTCGTTCTCCTCGAGAAGGCTGCGGCTGAGCTCCGATTGATTGATGATCAGATTATGCGCGATCAGGAGCGGCGAAAGCTTCTCCGCGATATCCTCCCAGCGTGTGTATTTGTATTTCTGGAAGTCGTTCCAGCCTTCCTTTTGGATCGCGCCGATTTGGCTGGCGACCGCGAGGATGGCCTTGGCGATGCTGCCCGGATATTGCGCGGGCTTCGGGGCCGCGACTGCGCGTGGCTTGCGCTCCTGCCGGATGGTGGGCAGTTGCGGCGCTGGCGCTTCCTCAACCAGCACTTCGGTCTGCTCGGCCGGCTTTGTTGCGACGTTCATTCCAAGCCCTCCCATGCCCGAAATTCATTGCGCGCACCCTGAACTGTGGCGAGCCAATATCCGGCTGAGAACACGGCCGGGACGATCAGCAGCAGCCACCATCCGCTCATGTGCGCAGCTCCGGGAAGCACTCGCCGACGATGCCGGTGGCGATCAGCAACAGGACCGGCGGCGCAAAGATGATGATGAACGGCGTCACGGCCGCGCCTCCTTCGGAAAATACAGGAACTGCTTGACCCGGCCGGGCACGAGCGTTCGGCTGATATGGCCGTATGCGTGCGCTTTGCTCAGCACCGCATTGACGGTGTAGTTCGGCCGCTGCATGCGCTCGGCCAGCGCCTTGCTGGTGATTGGCCGCGCGTGTTGCTGCAATGCGGTAAGCACGTCGACGCGGGCGGTGCTCATGCGTTGGCCTCGATTTGATCGAGCAGGTCGTCGATCGCTTCCTGCTCCGTTGCGCCGTAGCCAATCGGAGCGCCGGGCTCGTAATTGTCCGTCACCGCTTCCCAATCGAATTGCCGCAGCGGGATGGGCTTGGCCCAATAGGTCGTGCGGATGGCAAGCGGGATCATGCCACCCCCGCGAGCGCATAGATGTGCTTGGCCCGCATGAGGCGCAGGATCAGCCGCAGCTCGGCCAATATCTCGACCGACAACCGGATGCCGCCACCCAAGCCGGCTGTGATCTGGAACGCCTTGCGCTCGGCCTGGAATGCCGCCTCGACCGCGGTGATGGCGCCGTTGAGCGTCCGGCCGTGCAGGAGCGACATGCGGCCGCCGTACCGGGCGCGCACCGCGGGATGGCCAGGGGCGAGCAGGAGAAGGCTGCGGATACGCTCTTTGCGGTGGCGCTGCTCGGCGCCAGACCCGAACTTGAGGTCAATGGCGGCGAACGCGGCGGCCATGGCGTCGGTTGGTGGGACAAGTGCGAGGGTCATGACGCGAGCCTCGCGAGAGCAACGTGAAGCTGCTTGTGGTGGCTGCGGCAGAGCCAGCGAACATCGAGCGGCCGCGAATAGTCGTCGTGGTGGGCGTCGACGCGCTGCTTTCCGCAGATCTCGCACGGCTGGCGAACAAGCCGACCTTGATAAATGGCTGTCTGTACGGCGGCGCCAGCGCGCTTGCGCTCCGCGCTCCATGATTGCCGAACGAGTTGGCCGTGATCTTGCTCTTTGGCCCTATAGCAACGCCCAGAGCAATATTTCGTGCGTTTATTCCCAGCCTGAAAGGCGTTCCCGCACCCTTTGCAAATTACAGTGACCGGCATAGTGCCCTCCTGCGAATAGGAGGGCAGTCAAGCATAGCTTTACTTGAGTGTCAAGCGTTACTTTACTCGGCGCCCCGGTTGCCGCCGCTGTTGGCGAAAGGACTCGGCCAAGGCTCTAACGTGAGCTACCTCGTGGGGCAATAAATCTTCGATCAGCACATCGAAATGATCTGGGGGCGGCGGCTCTCCGTTTCCTTCGCAAAGCCAAGCAAGCGGAACCTGCAATAAGCGCGCTAATTTAGGCATTCTCTCGCGCTCTGGGGCACCGCCGAGTTCCCAGCCTGACACGGCTTTGGCAGTAATGCCGAATGCCTCACCTACCGCCTTTTGCGTAAGCTTTGGAACAAGGCGTATACGTGCGGCCTTTATGCGTTTTCCCAAAGTCATATCAATATTATAAAGCTGCACTTTACCCACGCAATGAAGCATTGCTTGACTTTTGGGTAAAGCCATGCTTGACCTACGCGCCATGACAGACGCCAAGGAAGCTTTGGAGCGTGCCATCAAAGCTGTCGGTGGCTTGGCCGGCTTGGCCGAGCCTCTGGGCATCACCATGCAGGCGATTTCGCAGTGGGATGAGGTCCCGCCGCTGCGCGTACTCGCAGTCGAGAGAATTTCGGGCGTACCGCGCTTTGAGCTGCGTCCTGATTTGTATCCGCCAGCGCCAGTAGAGGTCGCTTGATGCGGATCGAATGGCAACACGGTTCCCATTGTCGCCTCCCGGTAGATGGTCGCCCTGGACGACCATCGCACAACTCGCCGGGGAATCGGTCAAATGACATTCGTGACACGCGAATGGCCGATCACGCTGTCCACACCCCCGTAGCTGGGGGATTGACGTGATTTTCCGCTCAAAATCCGGGCTGTCGCGGGTCCAAATTGGGCGTCCGCGTGGCTTGGATTGGCGGGGTATCGAGCGGTGCGGCGGCGATTGTAGCCGCAGCCTGAGTGCGCGCGGCGTCGAGCTGCGAGCGGCAGGTGACATAGGCCGGATCGCCGGGCTTGGCCCCGTAGGACCGGCATTTTGCGTCGTCATAGGCCGCGATATCGGCCGCCGACGCGCAGCCAGCCAGAAAAAAGCACAAAACCAAGGCTTTGCGCATGGTTTTCCCCGTATGGGCGAGCCTAGCGAGTGCATGAGTGGGAGTCGAGTGGGGGGTAAGTCATGCGTGCAGAATCGTCGGGGGACGACGATACGGCAATCAATCTCGCTGACCGGCTTACTGACCAAACGGTCAGTGACGACGGCTGGTTTGTGGAAATCGTACGCACGCTGGCGCCGAAAGACGCTGGCTTTGTGCTCCACGTCCTCACCGGATTCGAGGAGCGCACCTGTTACCGTTACGCCGCTGGTGATCGGAAGCCGCCGGGCTATTTCGTGCGCGCGCTCCTGCGCAGCGAGCAGGGTTCGACATGGCTTGCTGCGCTCATGGATGGCTGTGAAGCGCAGTGGTGGCGCGATCTCTCGCGAGCCGCTGCAAACCATCAGAAAATCGAGGAAATCCGAGCGCTGATCGAGCGCTAGGCGTGTGCATCGCGTGTGTTGTTCCAATCAGGGAGAGCGCATGCGCGCTGTTGCCATTCCCAGCATGAGTGATCGGCCGTTCGGCGTGCCGCTGGATATCGTGCTCGATATTCCGGTCCCGCCGTCGGTCAATCGCACGCGCAAGATTAATTGGCGCGAGCACAAGAAATACGAGAAATGGCGATTTGACGCTGGTTTTCACCTAGTCGCCAATGGTCAATTTCGCGCCATCAAAAACCTGCGACTGACGCGCTACGAGCTCACGGTCACGCTCGACGAAAAGCAGTGCAAGCTCGATCCCGACAACCCGATCAAGGCCGCCTCCGACCTCCTGAAATATCTCGGCGCCATCGTCGACGACGCGCCGCGACACGCGCGACGTATCACCGTCGAATGGGGACATGCGCCTGACGGCTGCCGGCTGACGCTGCGGAGGGCCGCATGAACGACGCCGATAACCGCGTGACTTGGACCGATGAGCGCGTGGCGACGCTGCGCGCGCTGCATGCTGAGGGTGTGTCATTCGGTGAGATCGGCAAGGCTTTAGGCGTCGGCCGCAATGCAGCAATCGGCAAAGCGCACCGAATTGGTCTTACAAAATCACACCGCAGGCCGGGCGCGAAGCCGCGGCAGCACAACGGATACACAATCGTCCGGCCCAAGCGAGCCAAGCGTCGCGGCAATCTGTTCGACATTGTCGAGATATTGTCGCCGGACACACACGAGCTGCCCACCGAACACGTCGTCAATCCGCTGACGCTGCTCGAGCTCGCATTCGATAGCTGCCGCTGGCCGGTCGACGGCGAAGGGCTGGCGACGCTGTTCTGCGGTGATACCGCGGCAGATGGCTGCTCGTACTGCGCGCGGCACTATCGCATGTCGATCGCGAGCAACCGCAATTTCTCGCGCGCGGAGGCCGAAATGGGCCGGCGCGAGGCGGCTAGGAATTACCGGAAGCGGAAGGCGGCATGAGCAAAAACGCCAACGAATTTTTCACCCGAATAGAGGCAGGACTTGCCGGCTATCTTCACGATGAAATCGAAATCACCAGAAAAAAACTAGAAGCCATTTGTGAAAGCCCGATCGAAGTGGCTTTAGCAGCAGCAATTCTGTTTATGGACCGCCTTGTTCCGGTTCCAGGAAGCCCTCTTATTTTGTCTCGGACTGAGGATATAGCACATTACGGCGGCGCCGCACGCCTTCTCATTCCGCAATTCCAGCTTGATGATAAGCGCATAGATTTTCTCCTCCGCGATCCGCCCATCGAAATTTATCTCGAATGTGACGGCCACGATTTTCATGAGCGCACTAAAGAGCAAGCTGCGCGCGACCGAAAACGTGACCGCGAGGTCCAACAAACCGGTCGTCCTATTCTCCGGTTTACAGGTTCCGAAATTTATGCCGACCCAGTCTTTTGTGCCAGTGAGGTTTTCGACTTTCTTGGCGATCTTCACATGTACGATTATCAGCGGCGGACGGCTTGATGATCGATATTGCAATTCTGCGCGCGATGGTCGCGGCCGGTGCTCCGGTCGAGGCCATTCTCGCTGCGATCGAAACGGATCAGAGATCCGAGATCGCGCGGGTGCAGGCGCGCAGACTTGCCGACGCTGAGCGCAAGCGTCTGTCCAGAATGTCACACGGACAACCTGTGACACCGCGTGACACCGCGGACGTGACCCTATCTCTTACTTCTTCCTTAACTTCTTCTAATACCTCAGAAAACAAGCAAAAAGAAGAAAGAAAGAAAGTAAGAGGCGCGCGAGGAAAACACCTCTTGCCGGACGACTGGGGACCAAAGCCCTCGCACTTTGCGAAAGCGGCCGCGCAAGGAACTTCGTTCGTAAATCGCAAAGCTGACGACATGCGCGACTGGGCAAAATCCAAAGCTGTGATGCGTGCGGACTGGGACGCCACGTTCAACGGTTTCCTGCGACGTGATGGAAAAACGGAGCACGTAAATGGGCGAGCTGACGTTATGGACGCCATCGACAACCTTATCGATCGAGCAGGAGGCGAAGCAGTCGAGCCTAGCGCTGAAATACGCGACATCACCCCAAGAGGCGCTTAGGCAGGTGCGCAAGCTTGTCGGCGGCTGGCCGCATGCTCGCCCGCCGGATCCTGAGGGCTGGGCCGCATCACTGGCGGCAACGCTTGCGCAATATCCGCTTGGCGTCGTCCAAGAGTGCTGTGACCCGCGCGTTGGGCTTGTCCGCGGCCGCGAGTTTCCGCCCACCGTGGCTGCGATTGTGGAATGGTGCGACCGGCGCCTGACCTATCACCGCGGCATGGTGAAATGGGGCCAGAACATAGTCGAAGAGCCGGCATTCAGTGATGAGCACCGCAAGACCATGTTGGAGCGGCTAAAGGCGTTGATGCACGGCCTATTTGATCGTGAAATCAGCGAAGAGGCGCGCCCATGATCAATTTCATCCCCGACCCCAATCCCGACACGCGCTTACGTCGCCAGCTCGAAATGCGCAAGCGGCGGCTCCTCGCGATGTCGATGGTGCATGAGAGCAATGTCGGGCAGCACATGCCGCAGATCAAGATGGTGGTGACGCCGTGGCAGTACGAGGCTGATGGTAGCCGCACGCGGCTTATCTGTGCCGAAGGCTGCGCGGAATGAGCGCAGAGCCGCGCGTCATTGCGGAATTCTATGATTATTCTGGCCTTGTCGACGCCATGCGTACACGCGCAACAGAACGCAAATTGGCGTTATCGGCTGATGTCAATGCGAATGTAGCGGGGCTCACCGACGGATATATAGCCAAGCTTATTGGTGCAAATCCAGTCAAACGATTTGGCATGGTTTCGCTTGGCGCGCTGGCAGGAGTGCTCGCGGTTAAATTCATCATGGTGGCTGACGAGGATGCCGAACAGCGGTTCGGAAGGCGACTGAAAACGAGAAACGGTAATCTCGTCCGTGACGACGTTACGGTCGTAAGGCTAACCAGCAGACACATGAAAAAAATCGGAGCGACGGGAAAGCAGTTACGCTGGAAAAAGCTCACAAAGGAGGAGCGCGCTGCCGTCATGCGCGAACTCAATCGCGCCAGATGGTCGAAGCTTAACGCCAAGCAGCGCTCTGAATTTATGCGCAACTTGGTGAAAGCACGATGGAGCAAGCCGCGCGTGGTCGAGATCAACGGCGCCGCAGCTCGAGCAGCGCGGTCAAAAGCAACTCGATCGGCTTCGGAATCGGCGAGCCGGCCGAAAGCCGCTGGCACTGGCGCAATGAAAGGCCGAGCGCGGCCGCGGTAGCTTGGCCGGCGGGTTTCAGCCCTAGCTTTTGCAGGGCTGCTAGGTATTGTTTCGTGGTCATTGTGTGCGCTCCATGGTGCCCTCGCAGGCTTTGTGTAGCCCGCAGTGATAGGGGCAGGGACGCCAATCCCTGCCCCACTAGTTTCAGCCGGCATAAGCGGCAAGCCAGCCAATTTCTCCCGCAACCTCAAGCAGAGCGCGAAATACCTCGGGCTCTAGATAGACTTCATGGTCGCCATGCTCGCGCGGGGCGCGAAGTCTGATTTGAAAGCCAGTGAATGATGCATAGAGGCCGTCGCCTAGATAGACTTCATTTCCTGATAGCAATGCCATTGTTATCCTCCTCAGAACGGGATTTCGGTTTCGAGCTCGCCGATGGGCGGCAGATTGCGTGCCCATGAGCGGAACTCGGCGAAGATCGCATCGACGCGCAGCATGACTTGCTCGTGGTGGTTGAGGCTTGACCAGGCCGCGGCATTATCAGCGATATTGCGTGGCTTGAGCGGTGTTTTACTGCCTTGGCCAGCGCAATGCTCGCGGCGTGCGTTGAGATAGTCGATTGTGGGGCGGGGCATTATTGCACCGCTTCAAGTTTAGCGGCGTATGCTTGGGCCTTGTCGAGCGTAGAAAACCAGCGACCTTGACTGGTAAAGCCTTGCTCATCGTAGATCGCCACATTGAAACCCACGGGCGAATAGGTTGGAATGATATGAATGCCGTTCGCTGGTATTAGGTCTAGCGTCGTTTGCATTTGATCCTCGCAGTTTGAGCCGAGCGCCAACCCGGCTTACGGATGCTGATATGACATAGCGTCGTATCACAGTCAATCGTGGTGATACGACATTACGACATATTGTGATCAGATCACAAACGAGGAAACAAGCCCGATGCTACCGAAAGCGTAGCGCGAGTGTGCGTTGCCCGCGCCGAGGTGCTCGGCACGATCTTTGAGTGCCGCTCAACCGACCGAATCTAGAGACCGTCAAGGCCAAGCTGCGGGAGATTGCGAACCGCTATCGACGCAAGCGCAGACACGCCACCAAGCCGCAACTCGCCGCCATCCGCATTGCCGAACTCAATCGCCTGTTCTCAGCCCGCTACGGCGAGCGACTGCCTGACAATGAGATCGGCCGCGAGGCCATACTGATTGTGGCGCATCACATGATTTGCCTCGCCGGCCATCCACAGCAGCGAATGACGCAATGGGCCGAACTGCGCGCGCCCTGGCTTACCGTAACCGAGCTCCACGCCGTGCTGGCCGAGATCGCCACGCGGCCGCAGACCTGGAAAGCCGATAGCCTCGCCTGGCGGCTCAAGCTCACCTATGCCGATCGCCAAGCCCTCAAGATCACGACAATCGGGGCCATCGATTGCAGCGCCAAACGCCGGCAAACCTTGCGCAGAAACAAGCAAAAGCAACGCATGAAAAAGCTGCGCAAGGCCAAACGCTTAGCCGCGTGCGCACCATAAGATGCTGTCTATATGCTGCGCACGCTTGGCGGTTCGGTCTCGGTGCATAAGCCGCTCGTGGTGCGTTGCCATGCCCAACGTAGCCGCGATAAGCCGCAAGCATGTCCGATGTCGCAATCGCCGAGCAGCCAACAGCACGACAGATCGGCCGCAGAGAGGCTTCAAAGCCGCTCAAAGTCACCGGCAGGCTCAAGCAAGCCCTGCACCTCATGGTATGGGACGCGCAGACCGATAACGAGGCAGCCGTCGCAACCGGATTGACCATTCACGCCATACGGCAAGCCCTCGGCAGACCGCATGTCCGGCAATACCTCATGCAGCAACGGGAGGTACTTCGCGCCAGCCTCGCTCCACGAAACATTCATCGACTGCGCGAAATCCGCGATGCAGCCGACAACATGCCGGCAGTCAACGCGATCAAAGTGCTCGAGCAGATCGGTGACGAGCAACAACAGCGCGGATCGGGCGCAAGTGTTGGTGCTGGCGTGGTTATTCGCATCGTCAATCAGGTCGCTGCGTTGCCTGCTCAGTCTTCCCATGTTCTTCCCAATTCAGCCGATGACGACAGATGAGCGCTGTTTGCTGCCTATTCGATACAATACCCTCAGTCTACCAAGCTGAGGCTGACCATCCTTCGCTGCGTGACCCTCCTCCTCGCGGCCGCAAGTCGAGGCCGGGGGGAAAAATGCGTTCGCCGCAGCGGCTCCAAATCTCCGCGCACACATTGGCGCCTCGAATTACCGGGGCCTGAAAAATGTCAGGGCTGAAAATATTTTGGACTTGGGATGAGTTCTTGTGGGCGCGCCATGTTTTCCGGCTTTATCGTTCGGCAGGCGCGTCCTGGTATCGGTCGATTAGGTATGGCCGGGCTTATGTACGCTTCCGGCGTGAGCACCGTGGGCTTGGAAGATGCTAGGGCGCCATGCGGGTTTGGCGTGACAGCCGGCACCGGACGGAGAAGGACGCGGACGAGGCTTATGCGCGGGCGCGGGTGGTTCCTGGGCGGCCGTATGGGGTGCGCAACGAGGCAGTGCGGATAGTCAGGGAAGTCAAATCGATGAAACCTCTTGGGGCTGGCCCGATGGTCAAGAGTTTGGTGGGCGGCATTCGCGCTGCGCTGCAACAGGAGATGGACGCCTCCAAGTTGCAAATTGCCGCGGAAGTGACCGGGCTTCTCACTGAGGTCCGCCAGGGCACGCAGCAGGTGATCAATATTGTGCAGGCCGGTGTGAAGGAGGTTCGCGACGAATTTTCCGAGATGATTGGCAATGCCCACGATGCGGCCGATGAGGTTGCCGCCGACGCCCGAGCGAAGATCAAGGCCGCGCAGCAGAGCTCTGGCGCTGGCGCTGGCGCATCGTCGACCAACTCAGGGGGAACGGCGTGATCACAGTCGGACGGGTCAAGATCGACAGAATCCCGGATTACTTCATGGCCCGCTACGATAGCGAGATCGCGGCCTGGGCCAACAACTTCGACAAGATCGGACCGGTGAAGGCGATCGTGCTGCGCGAGGGGCATTTTTCCGATCCGTCGCCGGACGAGGAGCAGGGTGCGCAGTTGATCCAGGTGCGCTTACTGGCGCGCATCAGCCGCAAGGGCGTCGAGATCGAGCCGTACACCAAGCGCGACGAGGAGCTGATCGCCAAGCATTGCGCCAAGATGGAGCGGCTCAAGGTGCCAGCAAACGCAGTGCTCAAGGAGCCGCCGCGGCCGTGGCTGCCATTCATGCCAACGATCGGAAAACCGAACTGATGGCGAGGAAGTGCATCTTCTGCGGCAGGATAACCAAGACGCGCGACGGTGCATTTCGTCATCTGCTGAAGCGCCACCAGAAGGAGATAGAGCATGCCGCTCAAGCGAGGCTCAAGCCGCAAGGTGATATCGGCCAACATCCGCACCGAGCGGAAGGCGGGAGTGCCGCAGAAGCAAGCGGTGGCGATCGCGCTGCGTAAGGCCGGGAAAGCCCGCAAGCGATGAGTTCGGGCGACCATCGCATCGAGGCTGCCCCGGTCGGTTCCGTGGTCCGCATGATCCAGCGCGAGTCGGGCCTGCGCAATTTCCTGTCCCGGCCGCAAATCGTTAGCCGCAAGTTTATCGTGCCATACGGCGCCGGCCGGGCGATGGATGGCGGCATGACCTACGCCGATGAGGGAATGCCACAGCGCTTCAAGATGGGCGTCGAGCCGGATGTCTATGTTGCGGCGCACGAGGGCATGGAGTGGTGGTTGATGACGCGGCTCGGGATGAAGTATTGGGTCGGGCCCGGCGCGCGTTCGGCGCATTGGTGGGCGACCGGCTATGAGCATTACGTGCTCAGGCTCGACGGCTGGTCGGACGAGGAGATCGGCGCCTACGAGGCCGAATGGAACACGTATATCTCCGAGGATGAGGCGCAACGCATCTCGCCGGATGCCGTCCCTCCCGATCTCTACCAGGGGCCTTATGAGCCGGAAATGGATACGGACGAGGCCGAGGACGGTATGGACGCGAAGATCCTGCCGATCCTGCAAGCGGCGCGCGCCCGGATGCTGACGATGCGCGAAGCCCGATTGATCGCCTGATGCCAGCGGACTACACCTTCGACGCCAATACCAAGCTCTGCGAATTTCTGATGTCGAACCGGGCCGTGGACGTGATCCAAGGCCCGCTCGGCTCCGGCAAGACCAAGGCGCTTTGCATCCGCGTGATGCGCCACGCGCAGGAGCAGATCAAATCGCCGGTCGACGGCATGCGCTATTCGCGCTTCGCCATCGTGCGCAACACCATGCCAGACCTGCAACGCTCGACGATACGCACCTGGCTAGAGACATTCCCGGAGAGCGAATACGGCCGCTATATCGCTGGCGCGGTCAAGCAGCATCAAATCCGCATCGGCGACCTGCATTGCGACGTGGATTTCATCTCGCTCGATACCGACGACGACGTGCGCAAGCTGCGGTCGACCGAATACACCGGCATCGTGTTCAACGAGCTATCGTTCATCATTCGCGAGTTGTTCGTCGAGGCGCGCAGTCGGCTGCGCTATCCGCCGCCGCAGCACGGCGGTCCTAATCCGTGGCGCGGTGTGTTCGGCGACACCAACGCGCCGGACGAGGATCACTGGCTTGCGATGATGACCGGGCAGGTGGAATTGCCGCCCGGCCTGCCGGCCGAGGAAACGGCGATGCTGGTATGGCCGAAAACCTGGGGCTATTACATGCAGCCGCCGGCCCTCCTCGAGAAGCGCGACGCTGGCGGCATCATCGTCGGGTACGACATCAACCCCGACGCCGAGAACCTGAAAAACCTGCCGGTCGGCTACTATGACGAGCAGATCGCCGGCGCGATCTCGAAAGCCTGGATCGACAGCCGCCTGATGAACCGCGTTGCGCTGGTGGTCGAGGGTTCCGCGGTCTGGCCGATGTTCCGGCGCGAATACCATGTCGCCCGCGAGCCCCTAAAGCCGGTGCCGGGCTATGATGTTATGGTCTGGCTCGATTTCGGCCGCGTCTATCCGGCGGCGCTGTTTGCGCAGGAGATCAACCAGAGGGTATTCGTGCAATATGAAATGCTCGGCTTCAACGAGCCGGCGTCGGTCTTTGCTCCGAAGGTCAAGCGCTTCCTTGAGCAAAATTATCGCGGCCATGGTTTCCGCTGCATCGGCGATCCGAAGGGCCGGGACAAGGGCCAGCAGACCGAGCAGTCGAGCTACGATATTTTCAAGTTCAACGGCATGCAGGTCACGGCGGCGCCGGTTAAGCTCAACAACATCGCCGAGCGTACTGAGGCCGTGGCTTATGCGCTCAACGACAATCCGTCCGGCGTCAACCGGTTGTGCATCTCGCCCCTTTGCCGCACGCTCATTGTCGGCATGTCCGGCCGCTATCATCTGGTGCGCGAGGAAGATGGCGAGTTACGGCCAAAGAAGGACAAGTACTCGAACCTGTGCGACGCGCTGCAATATGGCATCATCGGCCTGGGTTTGGGCCGCGAGATGATCGGATTGAAGCCGGTCGGGCAAATCCAGCCGGCGCGGATAATGCCGCATCGCCGCAGTATGAGGAGGGTTATGGTATGAACATCGCAGAGATAATTGTGCGGAGTTCCAGAGACCATTTGATCGTTATTGGTCCCTTGGTATTTGCGCCGAGTGACGGAATGCAAAGCAAAATATGGTATTTCACGGTCGCCGTTTGTGATCATGATGGTTTTTTCCTCCATAAAGTGATTATGCCTAATGGGGCAACTGACAATGAAAATGAGATTTCTAGGAGGGGGTTCATGGTCGAACTGGCGCAGCGGCAGGGTATTATAATTCATGGATTTGATGATGAGTTGCAAATGGCAAAATTTTGTGAAAGTGCATGGCCTGGACAACAAATCACAAAGCTACGAGAGCAAATAGAAGCGGAACAGGTCAATGCAAAAAGATAAAATAACTCTGGAAATAATTGCAGAACACATGGCGGCGGCATTTATAGAGGTACACGAAAATATATTAGAGGTAAGAAAATTCCATACGGATGAACTCATGGAGTTGCATAAGAAATATCACGACGAACATGTTTTGCTTTGCAAGCAAATTGGCGGCCTTATGGACAGGGTGGCAGAAGTGATGAAATCAACAGCGTTTTCCTTTGAGTTACATCACAAGATCATGACCAGAATTCAGGAAATTGAAGCATGCTTTAATCCACCTGACCCTAATCGAACGCAGCATTAGGCGAGCCGCCCGCTTACAAGGCTCTCTACCTATACGGAGAGAGTGGTCCCTGGGTGACTCTGGACTGCCGGGCGGCTCACCTGATGAAGCTTGACTGATAATTGAACGCAAAAAATGGATGAGATTGCGCTGCCTATCGCAGTCGAGCCGTCCGAATGGTTCGTCGTTTTCCACACCCGCTCGACCAGCAAGCCGCTGTCGGCGCTCGCGTGCGGCCGGTTCAAGCACGTCTCCGCGTTCGGATATTACGCCGGCTTCAAGGCGTGGCTGGTCTATGACGCGCAAATATCCGGCCTACGGATACCACTGATCTCGACCGACGCGGCCCCGGCCGTTTTAGGCGCTTACACCAAAAATTGCGTGCTGGTGAAGTTCCGCCGCCGTGACGAGCCGATCGGTATAGCGCCGACTTCCCGGTTTGGATTTTACTGCGTTCCAGCGATCAAGCATCTGCTCGGAGTGCGTTGCCTCGCTCTAAGGCCCGACGCACTTTACCGCCACATCCTCCGCAACGGAGGCGTGGTGATCGATGGAAGCGCCGAAAATCCCCACCGACCCGAACCTCGCGACTGAGCAAGCGCAGGCGCAGAACGATCTCATCGGATCGCTGCAAACAAAAACCCAAGGCGATATGTCGAGCCTCATGGCTCGATACGGCACGCAGCTTGCCATGGCTGGTGCCAGCAGCGGCTCGCCGCTCGGTACGCCACCGCCGTCGTCGTTTGCTAGGCCCGGCTGATGGCCGATCAGCAAAGCGAGGCGGTGTCGACGGGCGAAGTCGAGACGCTTGAGCAGCAGGCGATTGCGCGACTTGCGGCCTGTCGTACCTGGAAGTCTTACGTCGAACTCGACATCAAGGAGATGTATTTCTTTTGCTCGCCATTGCGGCAGCGTCAAATCAGTTCGCAGGTGCAGCCGGGTCTTTCGCGGATGCTCGACGCGCCAGAACTCAATACCGACCAAGCGTTCATCATCACTGGTGATTTCATCACCGAACTTATCAACGCCTTCATGCCCGAGGCGGCGCCGTGGTGCGAGCGCGGCCCCGGAATGGATTTGCCAGATGGCGTTTGGGATCAGGTCAAAGAGCAAGTCAAGAAAGATGACGGCAAAATCTTTGCTGCAATGAAGGCATCAAATTTCTACCCTGAATTGACCAAGGCTTTTTATCCAGACATCAGCTTGGGTACGTCGGCAATGTGGATACAGCGTCCGCATCCATCCCAACCGATCGGCTGTGCTGCAATTCCGTTGCGCGAACTTGAAATCGATCTTGGCCCCTATGGCGAGATCGATACCCGCTGGGCCATACGTTACACGCGCAACCATTATGTCCGAGAATTGCTCGGCGACGACATCTGGAACAACATGGATCCCGAGCTGAAAAAAACCAGCGACAACAAGCCATCCGACCGAACCGAAGTGCGCTGGGGCTTTTGGCGTAAGTGGGAAGAAAAGTCGGATACGGTTTGGCAGCGCGTCGTCATGGTCGGCAACAAGCTGGTCGACAATGGCGTGCTGCGCGGTGAGGGCTCATGCCCGCTTATGGTGATGCGCTTCAATCCTACATCGGACTGGCCGCATGGGCACGGCCCGACGTGGCAGGGGCTTCCGACATATCGTCAGATTGACGAGCTTGAGATGATGCGCATGGAGCATTCAGCCCTATCGATCAAGCCGCCGATCACTTATCCCGACGATAGCTTTGCGTCGGTCGAGCAGGGCGTCGAGGAGGGCATGGCCTATCCGATACGGCCCGGAACCGAAGGGGCGGTCAAAGCAATCTACACACCACCGCCGCCCGAGGTTGCTAACTACCAATACGAGGAAAAACTTAAAAATCTGCGCAAGCTGCATTTCGTCGATCATCCCGAACAGACCGGCGATACGCCGCCGACGGCGACGCAATGGATGGACGAGCTCGCCCGCGCGCAGCGCCGTCTTGGCGTTCCCGGCCTTTCTTTCTGGCGCGAAGGGCCGGCGCAAATCTTCCTGCGCTTCAAGCATCTTCTCGAGGTCGCCGGATCGATCAAGCCAATCCAGGTCGACGGCCGCGCCGTGGCGACGATGCCGCGCAACCCGGCGCAGGCCGCCGCCGAGCAGCAAGAGATTGTCAAGGCGATGCAGCTCTCGACCTATCTCGCGCAGACATTTCCCGAAGAATTCAAAGCCATGGTCGACGGCAAGGCGACCATGCAGGGTCTCGTCGAGAAGGCCAGACTTACGGGCCTTATCAAATTCCGCAAGCCAGAGGATATGCAGAAAATGGTTGCGATGCTTTCGCAGCTTGTCGGCGACCGGCCGGTGCCGGGGCCGACAAATCAGGTTCCGGGGCCCGCGGCATGAGCGAAGGCATCACCGATCAGGACTTGCACGAGGCGCTTGATCGCGTCGCCAGGACCGCAGACGGTCAGCTTTTGTATCTCTATTTGCAGAAGACACTTTGCGCCGTAACGACCTTGCCCGAGGTCCACGGTGCGTTGCCCCGGAATGAAGGCCGACGCAGTTTTGCCGCCGAACTGATGGCCCTCATGGCCAAGGGAATCGAAGAAAGTGGCGGACGAGACACAAGCCGGCGGCCAGTCGTCTTCGCAAGACGAGAGCCAACAAACGTCGGGCGACGCGTCTCAGCAAGGGAATGGCTCGCAAGCCAACCAGCAGACGCAGGCTGGCCAGGCGAACGGGCAGACGAACCAGAGCCAGCAAAATAATCAGGGCGGTCAGCAGCAGCAAGCGCCTGCGCGTCCCGAATACGTCCCCGAGAAATTCTGGAATGCGAAGGACGGCAAGATCAGCGACGACAAGGCGCTGGCCGCGCATTTCAACGAGATTGTAGCGCGCGATGCCGCCGAGGCAGTGCGCCGCAATGCGCTGCCGCAGAACGCCGATGCCTATAAGGTCGAATTGCCCGGCGACTTCAAGCCGCCGCAGGGCGTCGAATTCAAGTTCAACAATGACGATCCGCTCCTTTCTCAGGCGCGCACAATGGCGCACGAGATGGGCCTTAAGCAGGAAGATTTCTCAAAATTGCTCGGTCTGTATGCCGGCGCGCAGGTCGCTTCGCAGCAGCAGATCACTGCCGCACGCAATGCCGAGATTGCGAAACTCGGAACGACCGGCCCGGCGCGTATCGACGCCCTGACCACGTTTTTCAGTTCCTACCTCAGCGAGGCCGAAGGCCGGCAGCTTATGAGCCGCATGTTCACTGCCGCCGACGTGGCAATCGCCGAAAAGCTGGTCGGCAAGATCAGTTCGCAGGGCGGCGCTTCGTTCCGCGCCAATGGCCGCGAGCCGCCGGATGCTCCGGGCAAGGTGAGCAACGAGGTCTTTGCCAAGATGTCGTCGGCTGAACGGCTCGATTACGCGCGTAAATTCCCGCAAGAGCAGTTCCAGAGCAACGGTGCGGGTAGATGAGCGTTCTCACCGTCACCATCGTCGATCAATCCTTCGACAAGAAATCGGCCGAGGTCCAATACCTCGCGAAAGTTCTTCATCTTGCGGCGGCCGAAATCCAGCGCGGCCAAGGCACGGTTACGTCGGGTGTGTGTCTGGGAACGAATGCCGCTGGTACGCCGAACACGCATCTTGGCGCGTGGACCTACACGGCAAGCGCAAGCAATGCTTAGCGAAAGGACTGACCGATGGCTGTCTCGAATCTGATCACCCTGACCGAATACGCGAAGGGTTTTTCCAACGAGGACATCCGCCGCACCATCATCGAGATGTTCACGCAATACAGTGACATCTTCGAGGTCATGCCGTTCGAGGGTCTGCGCGGCTCCAAATATGTCGGCTATCGCGAGTCGGTGCTGCCGGTGCCGGTGTTCCGAGCCATCAATGAGGCATCATCGTCCGGCCATGGCTCGATCACGCCGTTCGACGAGGCGACCTACATCATCGATCACGACATCGATGTTGACCGCGCCATCCAGGACCGTCATGGACCGGAACGGCGCAATTACGAGGAACGCATGGGCATCACCGCCTTTGCGCGCCTCTGGGTCGACACCTTCGTCAAGGGCGATCAGTCGACCAATCCGCGGGTGTTTAACGGCCTGCAAGTGCGGGCGCAGAAATTCGGGCGCCTTTACAACAACTCGACATCATCTGGCGGCGCCGCGCTGTCGCTCGCCAATCTCGATCAGTTCCTCAACAACATCTCGCGCAAGTCCGGCACCACCTACATCTTCGTGCCGTTCATTTCGCTGCCGCTGTGGATTCAGGCGGCGCGCACCACGACCCTGAGCGGCTTCGTGATGCAGACCTGGGATGAGGTCGGCATGCCGAAGATCAGCTACGCCGGTCTGCGGCTCCTGTGGGGCTACCCGAAGGACGATCAGGTGCCGGTGTTGCAATTCAACGAGGTCGGCAATGGCGGCGGCTCGGCCGTCACCGCGTCGCTCTACGGCCTCACCCTCGGCGAAGGCATGTTGCGCGGCATCTACGTCCGCAACCTGACGCCGGAAGATGTCGGCCTGCTGCAAGACCGCAAAACCTACCGCACGCATATCGGTTGGGATGTCGGCATGGTCGACGAGCACAAATACTGCTTGGGCCGCCTGACTTCCTGGACCAACGCTCCAATCGTCGCATAGCCCGGTTAACGGAGAACGCCATGAACAACCGCCTGCCTCTCTACCATCGCGGGATGGCTTTCCCGGCGCGCCGGCTGATCAAGCCGGCTCCGCAGATGGGGCAAAAATCCGGCCGCTCTCTGCAAATGGAGCAGGGCGATCGAACCTACTCATTCGATGCCAACAACGTTCTGAGCGACGGCGCCGCGGCTTACACCGCGGCCGGTTACGCGCAGTCCGGCGGCGCGCAGGGTGTTGTCGATCTCGGCGGCAACCAGGGCGTCACGATTACGCTGCCCTCGATCGCAAACTCGACGACGATCACGCCGCAACAGCCGCGCATCGATGCGGCGTGCGTGATCGATGTCACCGCCGCCACCGTGGCCGGCTCCGACCTCTATCGGCTCATCCTGGTTGGCTCCAACGATCCGAACTTCGGTGCCGGCAACGTGCAAATTCTCGGCGCGATGCAGTTCGGCGAAGCGTCCGCGATGGATTTCGTCAACGGCATCAACACGCCGGCCCCGGCCGCGATCGGCGGCTCGCGATACGAGCTCCTGTTCACCAACGAGCAGAACAACGTGAAATACCAATTTCTCGCGCTCTACAACGGCGGCACGTTCGGCTCGATCACCTATCGCGCGTTCGTCGCTGTCCTCCCGAGGGAATGATCATGGCCGACCCAGCAGTCGAAACCAAAGACGAAGCCAAGGAAGTCAAGCACGACACGATCGTCGGCACCGACATCGATGCCAGCGGCAATGTCGTGATTTGGGATCATGGTCCGCACGACGAGATGCCCGCAAGCGCGTTGCCGCCCGAGAGCGACGGCTACAAGGCCGCCAAGGCGCAGTACGACGCCGATCATGCGGAATGGCATCGCGTTAATGGTCCCGGCCCGGTGCCTTTGACCATGGCTGCCGGCGATGCAGGTCACGCGATCTATGCCGACCCGCAGCGCTACGCCATCGAGCCCTTGGGCGATGACGCCGAGGTCAAGGCCGAGGTCGAGGAAATCCGCAAGCGCCGTGAGACAGCGAAGAAGCATGCCGAAACGCATGCCGCCAGAGTGCAACTCGCGCTCGACCGCAAGGCCGCCGTTGCGACGGTGATGGCCAAGCGCCGCGCCAAGCATGCCGTCGAGGAGCGCGAGAAACTTGAGAACAAGAAGGGCGCGGCACCGGCGGCTACCGGCAAGCCATTTGCGCCCTTTGGCGGTGGGGCCCAATGAGCGAACTCGCGATCTCGCAGCATACCAAGCTGGCCAACGGTGGCGCCGACTTCGCCGCGCTGGCCAACCAGGGCCTTTCCCATGTCTGGCTCTGGGATCTCGGGCCGCCGAAGCCCGAATTGCCAAAGCGGCCGGAAGCCCCGAGCGGCAAGGAAAATGATCCGAAATACGATCTCGCCATGATCGATTTTCGCGAGGCGATCGTCGACTACGAAATCGCGCTCAAGGCTTATCGGCAGGCCAAGATTGAATATGACGATTTCGCCAAGCGATACGGTGGCCCCTACGAAATACGTTTTTGGTCCGCTGATGCGCAAGATGCGCTGGCAAATGATGCGCGCGCGGTCAAGGAGAAACGCCAGTCGGCACCGCGCTATGCCGTTTCCAGTCGCACCCGCGGCCACGAAAAGCTCAAGAATGGCGGCCTGCCGGCGACCATGAAGCCCGGCCACGGCCACGCCGAAAACCTGCGCCGCATGGCGGAAGGCGAGGCTGACCTTGCCGAAGCCAAGCGCCGCGATCCCGTCTTTGGTGAGCAGGAGATGCGACCATGAAGAAGCTTCGTCTGGCCCTAATCGCGTTGCTGCTTGCCAGCTTCGCGCTGCTTTCCTGGCCGCAGCAGCAGGCGCAGGCCGCCGCGAGCACGCAGACGACACACGCCTTCCTATGTCGTCCGATTCCGTCTGGTGCCGCAGCCGGTCCCGGTAAGGTCGTCAATACTTCCTCGACCGCCTCCCCGCAGCCGTCCTACATTCTCAATGCTGATGGCTGCGCGCTCATTGCCGCCGCCGACATCGGTTACTTCCTGTCGCAGGGCTTCTACTACGGCCCGAGCACTTTCGTCCTACAGCAGCAGGCAATTACCGCGTCGACCACTGCGTCGACCTCGACGATCACCCTTCCGGCTTACGGTTATATCCTCGCGATCGTTCTCGAGGAGACGGCAGGCAACGCAATCACCGGCGGCGTGGACATCGGCGACGCCACGTCGGCGACAACCTACGTTTCCGCGCGGGCGCTCGGCGCCAATGCCACGGTATCGTTGACCGATGCGCTTACGCTGGCCCGTATCAATGCGCCGTCCGGTGTGCCGACCGCCGATCAAATCCTGGTCGCCTGTCACACGGCCTGCAATTCGGGATCGATCAACATCACGATCCTGTACACCTATTACTAGGATTTCTCCCGGCATGATCGCCTCCCGATCGGTGCCAACTTGCGTCGCGGCTCTTGTCGCGGCGCTTTTCTTTATGCTGTCGCCTGCCCAGGCGCAGGCGCCATTTTACATAACGACCTGCGGTACCGTTCCGTCATCGCTGACGACGCCGATAGCTGGTGCCGCCGGCCTGCTCTTTGTCGATACGACTGGTAAATTGTGCGTCAATGCGACGGTCACGGCGAGCGTTACCGGATTTGCGCCTGGTGCGCAGGGCACGCCGATCTCGGTCACGACGAGTGGGGTTACAGGAACGCTGCCGGCGGGCGCGGTGGTCGTGGCGACCAATGTCGGGGCGAATGGAGCCTATTGCGCGCTCGGTGCGTCGGCCACGACAGGGGCGCAATACATTGCCCCGAGCGGCGGATGGTTTGCCTTTACGGTCGGGGCTTCCACGCAACTGACTTGCATCACTAGCACGTCGACGACGACGGTGAATATGATCGGCGGGTCCGGCCTACCGACAGGAGTGGGCGGAGCCGGATCTGCTGGCGGCGGTGGCGCGGTCACGATTGCCTCTGGCGGGGTCGCGAGCGGGGCTTATGCCGCCGGCTCGATTGCTTCTGGCGCCGCGGTCGACGGATGGGATGTCACCGAAGGCACCAAGGCTGACACAGCCTATACCAGTGGCTCCGGTTCGGTCGTTTCCATTCTCAAGGGCATCTATGGCGCGGCAACCGGCCCGATCCCGGCCGGCACCAACGGCATCGGCACGATCAATTCGCAGTACCCAACGGGCGCGACGCCGATCACGATCAGCGCGACAGGGACCACGGCGGCCACTACGGCGACGCTCGCGGCATCGGCCAGCGTGACAACTTATATTTGCTGGTTCTCCATTCGCGCCAACGCGACGGCGGCCGCTACCGGCAATGCGACAGTGACGGGGACGATCACCGGAACGCTCAACTTCACGCAATGGACTGCGCCGCTTGCCTCCGGTCTCGGCGTTGTCGAGGAAATCTTCAACCCCTGTGTGCCGGCCTCGGCGGTGAACACGACGATTGCCGTGGTATCGGCCGCCCCCGGCTCAGGAGGCGTCGTCAGCGTCTCGGCCGGGGGTTATCAGAAATGAAGTCGAATTGCCGTCTCTGCGCTGTCATTATCGCGCTGCTGCTATTTGACCTTGCAATCGTCGGCGCGGCGCGTTCATTCTGGAACGGCCAGCAGGGCGGTTACGAGCCGAACGGGGTAGGCTTTTTCGATACTACGCTGTCGGTCACGCCGCTGACCGTCTCCGGCACGCCGACGACGATGCTGTGCAGCTATTGGGCGCTCATGCCCGATATAAGCGCGATCGGTCCTGGCGCGAGATTCCTGAATGTCCAGAATACAGGAACCAAGTTCACCAATTTACAAATCGTCGGTGGCGACACCGATATTCAGGGCATAAGCGAATGGGCGGCGGTCAGCGCGTCCGTCACCGTCGATACGAGCACGAGTTTTTGGCAGGTCGGCTATTGGTACAACGTCCTGGTCTACATGGATGTGGGTCATGCGCAAGGCTCGAAAGTCTTGCAGCAATACATCAACGACGTGTCGGCAAACGCGAATGGCGTTGACAACTCGCCTACTCAGAATTTCACGTTCTGGAACGGGGCTACGATAACGATCGGTTTGGTCAACGCCAATCTCAGTCTAGCCGATCTGCAATGCTGGCTTGGTGCCACCACCGATTTGAGTGTCACCGCTAATCGACGGAATTTCATCGACGCCAACAAAAATCCGGTCAATCCGACCGTGGCTGCCGCGACGTTCGGTACGCCGACTTTGTTGTTTACCGGCAATGCCGCGAGCTGGACCAGTGGCAATCAGGGAAGCGCGGGCGGCACGCCGACGGTGACGGCCGGGACCATCACCGATGTCGGCTGGACGCCGGCCGGCATACCGGGGCTTGGGCCGTGAAGTCCCTTCGCGTCGCCGTCGTTCTGGCGCTCATTGTCCTGCTCTGCGGCTGGCAGTCCCGCGACAGCAACTACAATAAGAGCGTCACCGCTGGTGGCGCCAGCTACACCGGCCCCGGCGATGTCGTGTCAGGCGCGACGGCTTGGTATGGGCTGCGTGCCTACACTGCGGCCATCGCGGCGGCGGCTACGCAGAAACTTATCAACATCCGCAATATCGCCACGAGCGAAACGTGTGATGTCATTGTTGCGACCAATGGCGGCTTCGGCAATGTCGCCAACTGCTCTGGAAGCTCCAGCGGCGATACGGTCGCGGTGTTCTGTGCTGAGAGCAGCAGCAGTTGTGCCGTCACTGAGGCTTACGATCAGACCGGCAATGGCATCAATGCTACGCAGGCCACTGCGGCGGATCAGCCAGCGTTGACGTTGAGTTGCGTGGGTTCACTGCCTTGTATGACTGGAACGGGGTCTGCGCATGGCTGGCTTTCTTCGTCAGCTATGACCAGCATTACTCAGCCAGATACAATTTCGGTGGTCGCAAAATTTACCGCAACAAATCAGACTTATGTTTTTACCACTAATAACGGCAACCAATTCCTCTCGCACTTTACGAGCGCCAACAAGTATTATTGTTACGCTGGTGCGACAGGGCTAACGCCAACCGTACCTGATAACGTGCTGAATGCGGTGAATTGGACGGTTAACAATACATCGTCCGTCTGCAATGTTAACGGTACAGAAAATAGCGGAACATCAGGCAGCGCCGTAACGGGAACCTTCATTACTCTCATGGCGTCATCCAACGCGGGCGCTGCTTCTATGGTTGGGAGTTTCTATGACGGTGGAATTTGGGCATCTAGCTTTACCTCGACGCAACGAACGAATGTATGCGAGAACCAACAAGCTTATTGGGGCGCCGGAAACTTCGGTGCCACATGTTGAAGTGGAATACCATGTCGGCGAAAGTCATCAACTTGGTCACTTGCGGCCTTCTTGCTTGCCTTTATGGCCGTTTGCCATTCTTGAGAGAGAAGGTGAAAGTCCTTTTCCGAGATAAACAAGCCAATGACTTCGCCTTCGTAATTCCGCAAAAGTTCAAATTCGGCTTTCATGGCCTGAGCCTCCCTGTCCTTCTCCTTTTTAGCATCACCGCAGCGCAAGCCGCAATCCCGGTCATCACCGCGCCCGCAATCACGACAGCCGCGCAATCAACCGCGAAGACGATCGCCGGGATCAGCATTGCCGAAAGCGGAGCGGCGCCGACCCTTTCCTATACCGTCACGCTGACGGTCGGGGCGGGCACGCTCACCGCTACCGGCTCTGCGACTATCACCGGCTCGGGCACCAAGACGCTCACGATTGTCGGTACTGTGGCGGTCGTCAATCCTTCATTGGCGACGCTCGCATTCACTGGTGCAGTTGGGGATCAAATCACCATCGCGGCGCATGACGCCAACGCACAGAATGCCGTATCGGTTGTCGTCCCCGTCAACGTGCTGCCGACCGCCAACACCTATCTGCTATTTGCCACATTGACTCTCGCGCAGACCCGCTCGCAGTCGCAATGCACGACACTCGGCTGTGACGGCACCAAGACAAAGTATTGGTGGAACATCATCGGCCCAACCAATGCCGGGACTATCGGAGCAACAGCGGTAACAGCGAATAGCTATGCCGTTGAAATCCAAGGATCGGGCGCTTTTGGGATGACCACTAAAGTAGGCCCATGTGCCGTGGGCTGCGGACTATCCACGGCCGAACAGGGACAACTTGTGACTGCCGCGCAAGTCGCAAGCGTAATGCCGTGAAAAGGCTGGCGGCTGTAATCCTGCTCGCAGTCCTGCTCGGTGGCTGGACCCACGGCAATCCTAATAGCAGCAACTGCCCATTCGGCTCCGCGCTTTCCGATGGCTGCGGCGGCGCGCAAGCAAGCGGCATCACGCCGTTTCCGAATCTACTGACGCCGAAAACTATCAGCACTGTCGCCATCATCACCGGCTCCGGCTACACCAACGGCACCTATACCTGGACCTCGTCCGGCGGCGGATGCTCGGTCAACGCGACCGGACAGGTCACGGTGTCTGGCGGCAATCTCGGCGGCCCGGCCGGCGTCAGCTATACGATTAGCAACGCCGGCTCTGGCTGCACGTCAACGCCAACGATCAGCGTTCCAGGAGGAGCGGGCGCGGGTTCCAACGGCTCCATGACCGCCGTGGTCTATCAGGCCACGCCGCATAATGCTTCGACCACTTGGAACGTGCCGGGCGTCGATTACCCAATCGGCTATAGCCGCGCTCTTTCGCTGCTCGACCCGACCAATGGCTCCAATCTTCCCGCATGTGCCACTTACGCGAGCCAGCAGGTCACGGTCAATTCCGGGCCCTGCAACGTCAGCGGGTTTGATTATACCCTGCATGGCGGCGTAATCCTTAAAATCTCGGACAACCTTACCGGCACGATCACCGTCAAGAATAACAGCTTCGCCGTCAACGGCGCGGCAAACAATCTCTATGCGATCTATTTTGGTCTCGGCGACACGATCGACTTTGAGTACAACGATTGCAACGGGCTTGCTCCCGCTGGCGGAACGGGAAGCGGATTCGGAGTAAGCCGCTGCATTTATGGCGGCTCATCGCCCGCAGCGGTGACGTTCAAATACAACTACATCTACAATCAGGATGCGCAGGGCATCGTGCTCGCCGGCTTCGGTCCGAGCGGCCTGACCTACATCTCGAAATACAACGTCTTCGGCAGCATGGGCGCCTGTACGACTGGCGATGTGAGCGGCGGCGGCGGGTGCGGCCACGGCGAGCCGGAATACACCTTCAACGGCAACGGCACCGGAACGCCGAGCGTGACGCAGACGCAAGAATTCAATCTCTATTATCAGCCCTATTATTGTTCGAGCAACCAAACCCATTGTCCGAACGGAGTGCAGCAGAACCTCACCGCCTTGCTGGTCCAGCAGGCCGACGATGTGGTGATCAATGGCAGCACTACCGACCACAACGTCGCCTTGGCACCGGGGCCACAAGGCACCTGCAATGACGGCAACGCCGTCTCCTACACGGCAGGCGCCGTGGTCTATCCCGGCCAGCAGGAAGGCGGCACGTTCGAGAATTACACGATCAGCGGCAACTATCTCGATAATAGCGGGGCGTTCCTGGCGTTTAACGGTGGTGGCGGGACCAACATCACCATCACTGGCAATATCGACGCGGGGAGCGGAAGCGCGTGCAACTCATAAGCGCGGCAGCGGGAAGCCGTGCGGTGCGTTGCCCGTCATGACCGACCGGCCCACGGTCGAGTATGGCATACCCTTTTCCGCTCGACGAGCTGGCGGTGATCAACCGTGCCCTGGCAGCCACCGGGGATAATCTCGTCAACGTCGCCGACGACGGATCGGATGAGTGGAACACCTGCGATCCATCCTATCAGGCCGGTCTCAGCTTCGCTATGGAAAGCCACTCCTGGGGATATGCCGCCCTGGTCGTGACGCTGCAACCGAGCCCCACGGCACCGCAGGACACCCAATGGGACACCGCCTATCCGATCCCGCCGGATTGCGTGCATATCGTCTGGCTCAAGATCAACCAGGACGTTGACGACCCGACTAGCTCGACGACCAATCAATTGACGCTTTACGACATCATGGGTACCCCGACCGGGCCTGTGATCGTCACCAACGCGCAGGGCGGGCCGCCCCCGCCGCCCCCCAATAGCGGCATAACGCCAGCCACCATCACACTCAAATACATCTCCAATTCCGGCCCGCTCACCGATTCGACAAACGGCACGCCGACGCTAATCCTTGCCCTGCAAAGCTTCGTCATGTCCGGCATCTATCGCGGGCTGCACGAGGATCCCGCCGAGGGCGACAAGATGTGGCTCGCGGGCGAGCGCATGTTGCAGATGGCGCGCACCCGCTACGACCAGCAAAAGCCCAAGCGGCAGTTTTTCAACTCGCGCATATCCGCATCGCGCCGGATTCGCCGGCCGTGGCCACCGATCGGAATTGGCGGCTGGGGCGGCGGCGGCCTGCCGGGCTAGGCCATGGCCATACCGAAGATTACCGGGGCACAGCGCGACTTCTCGGCGGGCGAGCTCGACGTGTCGATGAAGCGCTCTGACGAAAATCCGCTGATGAAAATTGGCGCGCGACAACTCGCCAATTATCGCGTGCTCAATAGCGGCGCGGTGAAGAACCGGCCGGGGCGCACGGCGCTGTTCCCCGAGACCGGCCGCGTCGAAAAGGTGCTGATGTCGCCGGGAAACATCTTCTATCTGGCATTCGGCAATGGTTATCTGCGGGTTTACAACGCGGTCGGGACGCGGGTTTTCAGCACGACAGTAAAGGGCGACGGTGCGACGGCAATTCCATGGACCACGGCGACGGTCAAGAATGTCGTATGGGCGCTCGGTATCGGCGTGCCGCCGTCGATTTACATCGCCTATGCCGACGGGGCGCCCAACAATGTTCCGCAAATCCTTAGCTGGGACGGCGTATCTCAGACCTCGACATGGACGCTTTCCACCTATGCCGAAACGGTCACGGCCGGCGGCCAGAAGCGCACGCCGTTCTATCGGATCGCCCCGCCGAATATCGTCATGCAGCCGTCAGCAAGTACGGGCGCCATCACCTTTCAGTTTTCCGCTCCTGTGCTGGTTGCTGGCATGGTGGGAACGCGGATTCGTTATGTTAACCGGCAAATTCTGATTACCGGGGTGACTGATAGTGAGCATGGATCGGGGACTGTCGAGGAGCCGCTGCCGGGCATGCAGATCGCAACTACCAGCACCGATCCGCGCAACGTCTTGAATGTTGGCGATGAGATTGAGGGCACCGTATCTGGCGCTACCGGAATCGTCGTTCTCTTGAGTGCAACTACAGTAAATATTCAATTGCTTAATGAGACGACAACTACAACTACGGGGCGCGGCGGCGGTCCAATTCAAGTCTTTGCCTTTGTGACCACGGATGTGCTGGTCGGCCCCGGCGGCAGCGTTGCGGTTTCGTCAATGGGCGCCGTGGCGTTTACCCCGAATGCAATTGCTGTTTGGGACCAGGAGGTCATGAATGCTTACCAAGGCTATCCCTCATCAGTGTTTGTCGATCAGGGCAGGCTAGGCTTTTGCAATTTTCCGTCAGTGCTATCCGGCATCGCGTGGTCGGCGATCGGGTTGCCGACTGATCTTTACCCTGCGCCGCTGCCTGACAATTCGATCTTCGAGCTTGCGCCCGGCAAGTCGCAAGTTCTGTTCGTGCTGCCCGGCATGGAGTCATCGGAGTTCGTATTCTGCGATAACGCGGTCTATTACATTCCTATCACCGTTGCCGATCCGCTAGAGCCGGGCAGCGTTGCTTTCAATCTGATTAGCCAGCAGGGTTGCGCCGCGAACGTCAAGCCGCAGCCGGCCGAACAATCGATACTTTACATGAAGGCCGGCGGCGTGCAGGTCGGGGCCGTGCAGGCACCGGGCGCGTACTATCGGCCCTATGTGATCGATAACGTCTCGGAATTTCATTCGCATCTGTTCACGGCATCGCCCGCCATCGCCATTGCCGTGCCGAGTGCGACCAGCCAGTTCGAGGAACTGTACGCCTACATTCTCTTGGCGAACGGCAACATCGTCACCGGCAAGTATGGGATCAGGCAGGGCTTGTTGGATGTCGGCCCGGAAGGCAAGCCGAAAATCGGATGGCTGCCGTGGACCGGCGCCGGCACGGTCGAATGGATCTCGGCGCAAGGCCCGGATTTGATTTTCACCACGAGCTATGCGCCGAACGGCAGGCCGGCGGTCAGCATCGTCGAGGCGCTCGACAATACGCAGTATGTCGACGGCGGCATGCTGGTGAACGCCGCACCGGCCGCGTTTGCGCCGCCGGCCGGGAAGGGGCCGATGTGGTGGCTCCCCGGCGGCTCGGTCACGCTCATGGATCAGTCGACGCGCATGATGGGCACCTATCAGATCGACAGCCAAGGCAACATCATCCCGCAAGGCAACGCCGGGGAAAATCTGGCATCGGCGCAGCTTATGGCCGGGCAGCCCTGGACCGCGACGCTCGAGCCGTTCGTGCCCGATGCGCCGCCAGGGCAGAGCGTGCATCAGCGCATGTTCAAACGCCGCGTGTCGCGCATGGCGGTCTATGTGTCGAGCTCGTCCGGCTTCGTCATGGCACGGCTGTTTGCTGGGCCGCTCACCCGGACATCGCCTGCGCTCGGCACGATCATGAACACACGCCGCGTCGAGACCTGGAACCAGGACGACGACCCGACGCAGCCGCCGCCCTTGCGCGAGGAAGCCCAGCGCTGGCGTCCGCGCGGGCGGGCATATGATCCGAGGGTTGCGGTCATTAAGGACACGCCGGGCCCGCTCGAATTGCACGAGATCGGTTTGGAGGCCAGCATCTAAATGGGCGCGGCATCAGGAGCATCCAGCCTATCGATAGCCTCATTGGGGCTGGGCGCGATTGGCTCGCTTGTGAGCGGCGCCGGCACGTCTGCGGGCGATATATTCAAATCCGAAGAACTCCAACGCGAGGCCGAATACAAGGGACTGCAAGCCACCCAGACCAACGCGCAAATGACGCGCAATCTAGGCGTCACGCTCGGCAATATCGATGCCATCCGCGCCGCCGGCCATGACAGTCCGACATCTCCGACCGGCGCAGCGGTGCGTGATTACACGAGCCAAGTCGGGACCGAGCAGAAAAACATCACCGTCGATAGCCTCTTGGCACAGCAACAGGAGGATGAGGCAAACGCCGCCTATCTGCGCACTGCATCAAGCACAGCATTGCTCTCTGGCGGCCTCGGCGCGGGCGCTGGCATCCTCAAGGGATTTTCCGGTCTGCCGGCATTGCAGGGCGGCCAGCCGTTGAACATTCTTCCATAGGCGCGCGATGGCCGAACTCCTACCATTCGTCAACAAGACGCAGACTGGCGTTACGGTTGGAACGCAACCAATTGTCACCAGCGAGGCTCCGCGGCCGCAGATCAGCGCTGGCGAGGTCGCGCAGCCCTATGAATTGCTCGGCCGCTCGCTCGATAAGTTGGGCGAGGGGCTAGAGAGCGTGGCCGTGCCGCTGGCCGAACAGGCCGGATTGAAATCGGTCAGCCGTGATGATCAGGGAAACTTGCAGGTTTCCCAAGCTCCGGTCTTGGGCGCGGCCGGCGCTGCCTATTCGCGTGCACAGAAGTTCTCCGCACTGGCGCAGGGCGAGGCCGAAGCAAAGCGACAAGACTTGTTGCTGAGCAAGCAATTTCCGAACGATCCGAACAGCTATCTCACCGCCGCTCAGAAATTCCGCGAAAAGATTGTCGAGCAATACAATGCGGTCAGCCCGGAAGTGGGCATGTCGCTCGGGCGCTCGATCGACAATCAGACCACGTACAATTATCGATGGCTCCTGTTGCAGCAGCAGCGGACCATCAAGGAGAATTTCGACAAGGATACCAAGGCGGCAATCCAGTCGAAGTTAGAGGACATCGACGGGCTGCTCGGTACGGGTGCGGCAGAGACGCCAGAGGGTCGCAAGGCCATTCTGCAAAAGCACGATGAAGTCCTGTCGATCTACAAAGAACGCATAAGCAATCCGATCCTTGAGGCGTCCAAGGGCGAGGCTGCGCTGGAACTCAAGCAGATCGATGAGCGGATTGGTGCCGGACAATTCGTGTCGAAGGTAAATCAGGTTTTAAAAGATCCGCAGGGCGGTCCATACAAAGCAATGGATATGGTCGAAGGTACGCTTAAGGACGATAGCGTGCCGCCGAACCAACGGCAGATCAATTACGCGCACGGCCTCGCGGCGATCAAGGACTATGAGCAGACCGTCGATCGCACTGCCAACATGGCCGCCAAGCAGCAGAAACAGAAGGATCAGCTATTCGAGGATGCGGTCATTCGCGACACCGCGAGCGGCGATCCGAAAGTCACGGAGAACGACATCAAGACCGCGCCGGGCATCTCGCCGGAATCGAAGATGCGGATGCTGTCGTGGGTGAAGCGCGACGGTATGCCCGAGCCGCTAGGGCGCGTTTCGCAGATGACCACTATGGACCTATTCCGGCGCATGAACCTGCCGGAAGGCGATCCGCAGAAAATCACCAGCCTCACGCCGATCCGCGATGCCTATGCGCCCATGGGTGGCGGACAAGGGACGCTCAAGCGCGAGGATGAGGAATGGTTGGAAAAGCGGTTCAATGAAAGCCGCACGCCGGAAGGCACTCAACTCAATCAAATCCGCGCGCAATTCAGCAAGGCGGTAGAGCCGACAATCGACAAGTCCAATCCGTTGCTCGGCAAGATCGATCAGAGCGGCAAGCTGCAAAACTACGCCTTCGAGCGCTTTGTCGACCAGAAGGTCGATGAATACCGCAAGGCCGGGAAAAATCCTTTCGACCTGTTCGACCCCAACAAGCCCGACTATCTCGGCAGCGAAAAGACCTTGCAGGGCTTTGCTGTGCCGCTCACGAAATCCATCCAGAACATCACCCGCAGTCTCGGCGGCGGCGCACCGGCCGCACCCGCTCAGCCGCAGCGCAAGCCCGGCGAAAGCCCGGCTGATTATCTCAAACGCACCGGACAGCAATAATGCCCGATGTGACCTCGCACTTGCGCGATGCTGGTTTCAATGACACCGAAATCGCGGCATGGGCAACCGACAAGCGCACGCAGTTGAAGGCGGCCGGCTTCGATGATGCGGAGGTCGACGACTATTTCGGAGCGCCGAAAGTCTCAGGCGATGTGCCGCAGGCGATGCTCGATCGCTTCGATGCTGGTGCCGCGGCGAAGAAGCGTGAAGGCGGCCTGATCCAGACGGTGCCGGAATTTGCCGCGATGATCGCGACGCCGGAAGGCCGCAGCAAGCTTTGGGATACGGTCAAGCAATACCCGATGAATTTCGTCAAGGGGATGCTCGAGCAGGGTGAAATCCCCGGCGAGGTCATGAAGGGCAAGATCGACCTGAATACGCCGGAAGGGCTCGACCAGGCCATCGGCCTCGGTACGCTGGTCGCATTCGGCCGCATGGGCAAGACGCCGCTGAACGGACAGACGGCGGGCGCTGCGCTATCGGCCGGCGAGATGATCGCTCGCATAGAGCGCCGCCCAGACGGCAGCATTGTCGACCAGCCGCTCGGCCGCCTCCCGGACAGCAGCGAGGTCAGCGCCGCATCAACCGCCATCGGCAACGGCGACACGACGCCGCTAATGGAAAAGAAGCTGGTCGACCTCTACGAGCAGAAGGGCATCCATCCGGCCGAAGTCGCGCACGATGCGCAGACCGACCCGACTGTTTCGCAAAGTATCCTGTCGAGCGATCCGCAGGACATGCCGGCAGGCTATGGACCGCCGCCTAGTCCGCCCGAAGCTGCCGCTCCTGCTGGCGGTAAGCCGCCAGAATATAGCGATGCCGAAAAGCAAATCCTGTCCAAGATCAGCATCGGCGAGACGAGCCCGACTGAAAAACTGTCGTTCAACAAGCTCTATACCAATTTCGTCGACAAGCTTTTCCCGCTCAGCAAGGCGGTCAAGGAAGCCGGGGCCGAACTGCCGAGCGAGGATAATCCGTATCAGCTTGCGCGGCTCCTGTCCGGTCATGTCGGCAAGGCGGACCATTTCATCAACAACGGCACATTCGATTTCGAGACCTACGAGAACAATGGGCCGTCGCTGAAACAAGTCCTGCGGCCGGTGGCGGCGGACCTAAACGGCTTCCGCGCCTATGCGACGGCCGCCCGTGCGCTGGAATTGGAAGGGCGCGGCATCAAGAGCGGGTTTGCCGAGCCGACTGCCGGCGCGCCGCCGCTGGTCGCGGAAGGCTTGGACGCGGCGCGCACCGTCGTCAGCGAAGGCGCGGCCAAATACGAAAAGCCGTTCCGCGCGCTGGTCGATTATCAGAACCGCGTCAGCCAATACCTCCGCGATTCCGGCGTGCTGTCTGACGCCGGCTATAAGGCCATGATCGAAGCGAACAAGATGTATGTGCCGTTCTCGCGCGTCATGGGGTTGGATGCGGACGCCCCGGCCGTCAGCGGATCGACCTTGCAGGCGCGCAATCCGATCAAGGCCATCAAGGGCTCGGCGCGCGACATCATCGATCCGGTCGAGAGCGTGGTGCGCAACACCTACCATTTCATCGAGATGGCGGAAAAGAACCAAGTGGGCGGCAAGCTCGTCGATATGCTGTTGCGGGCCGGTGAGGAATTGCCGGAAGCTCGTGCCGCAGCGATTGCCGAGACATTGGCAACCTCGACGGATGAAAAGGCGATTGCCGACGCTTTAAATGAGGTCGGGCTGAAACAGGTAAATGATCTTGCGATTTCGCTTTATAGCGCGAGAACGCCCGATCGGGCCGGACAGATAAGCGTCCTTCGCGACGGCAAAAGAACTACCTACCAAGTTGACCACGACCTCGCGCGCGCCATGAAGGGCCTCGACGCGCAGAGCATGGGGCTGCTCGAGAAAGTGCTGTCCTATCCGGCAAGCGTGCTGCGCGCGGGCGCAGTGACGACGCCGGATTTTGCGCTGCGCCATACCATCCGGGATTTCCTCTATGCGGCCACGACGTTCAAGGGCGGTCAGTTCTCACCGGCAGATATGGCGCGCGGCTTCTCCGGCCTGATCATGAAGGATGAGGATTACTGGAACTGGCTCAAGGGCGGCGGCGGCAATGTCTCGTTCGTGGGCATGGACCGGCAGTATTTGCAGGCCGACATCCGCAAGCTTACCGGCGAGACTGGCTTGGCCGGCCGTGCCTGGAACGTGCTGACCGACCCGGAAGCCTCGATGTGGGACAAGACATCGGCGGTCGGCAAGCTGCCGTTCCATGCAGTCAGCAAATTCGTGCTTGATCCGCTGCGCGCGGCCACGCAATTTGCCGAGAGCGCGAGCCACCTTGGCGCGTTCAAGAAGCAGATGCGGATACAGGAAGCCGGCGGCGACGATCTGCGCAGCCAGATCATCCGCTCGGCCTGGGCATCGCGCGATACCGCCGTCGACGCAGCGCGGATGGGCGCAAACATGCGCGCCTACAACATGATCACTGCGTTCGCCAACATCAAAATCCAGGATACCGATCGCGTGGTGCGGGCGATCAAAGACAGCCCGCTCACCACGCTCACCAAGATCGGCGGCGCGATCACGGTGCCATCCGTCCTCCTGTGGGCGGCCAACCATGATGACCCGCGTTATAACGAAATCCCGCAGTGGCAAAAGGATATGTTCTGGCTCGTCATGACGCCGGACCATGTGTTCCGCATTCCGAAGCCGTGGGCGATGGGCATGGTGTTCGGCTCGCTGCCCGAGCGGATGCTGGACGAATTCGTTGCGCAAAAGCCGGACAGCTTTAAAGAGTATTTCAAATCGCTGTGGGCGGCGTCTGGGCCTGACTTCGTGCCGACCGCAGCCTCGCCGATCATCGACCAGTTTGCCAATCGCTCGACGTTCACCAATCGCACGCTGATCCCAAGCGAGCAGGAAAAATTCCTGCCGGAATATCAATACACACCGTACACGACCGAACTGACCAAATCGCTCGGCAAAATCATCGGCGCGTTCCCCGGCATATCCGAGCTCAAGATGGAGCAATCCGGCTGGGGCGGCACGGCGCGCGCGCTGACAAGCCCGATCCTGATGGAGAATTACATTCGCGGATGGTCCGGCACGTTGGGCGTTTATGCGCTCGACGCGGCTGACGCGGCGCTGCGCAAGGCCGGTGTCATCCCCGATCCGCCGCAACCGGCCTCGACCTTGGCCGACATTCCGGTGATCAAGGCTTTCGTGGTCCGGTATCCGACCGCGACGACCGAATCCATCCAGAATTTCTATGACGAGTATGCCCGCAACAAGACCTATTTCGACACCTTCATGGCCAAGGCGCGGGACGGCGACGTTGCGGCCATGGCGCATATCCAGCAGATGGGCGGCCCGATGATGTTTGCCCAGCTCGACAGCATCAAGGCGGTCCTATCCGAGCACTCGCAGCTCATCCGCGATCTATACAAAAACCCCGACACGCCGCCGGATGAGAAGCGGCAACTGATCGACCAGCTCTACTATTCCATGATCCAAGTCGGCCAGCACGGCAATGAGGCCGTCCGGGCCCTTAGGAGGCAGTCTGATGCGATTGAAGCTGCGGCTAGGGGTATTGGGCCCGATCTGACGGCGGACTCACCACGGTGACTCGTAGGCGCGCTGCGGGCCTATTGGGACGGCAGGGTGCGTTGCCCATAAAACGCGCCAAGGCCAAGCCTCAGCCGCATGCAGCTCAGGTTTTTCGAGCCGATCCTGGATTCCGAAATAAGCGAACCCGACGATGCAAATCACGGGGTCGTAATCAATTTAGCGCGGGCGGCTGAGCATTTTGTCGCTTTTGATATTTTGCAGCGCAATTGGTCCTGTTCCGTCGCGGCAGAAGGCCTCCGTTATGATCTCATAGCCGAGATCGATGGTCCGCGCAGGGTCCAGGTTAAGATGTCCCTGCGGCCGAATTTTCGAAATCCAGGCGTCAGCAAGCCCTATCATCGGTTTGGACAGACCCATGGCGGTCAGCGCCCTAACGGGCGGCGGCGTCGCGGTGATCGTCTAGCTGATTATATCGGCGATATTGATCTCTTTGCCTTTGTGGCTTTCGACAAAAAGTGCGTTCTCTACGCACTTCCCCATACGATCCAAACCAACAGCCTCAAAATTGCAGCAGCGGACTTCACGCCGGATCGCTCCGAATTGTCGTGGTCAGAAGCTTTACGTTTCTGGGGGGTCGAATGATTCGGCGGCTCCTTTTCTCCGCATTATTCTTGGTTGGAATTGGGCAGGCTTTTGCACAAAGTCCGCCCGCAGTCCCGGCACTCCCGGACGCCGAACGCCGGACCACCTATAGCCTTTCGGGCACAACCTGCGCCTGTTCCGTTGGATTCGCCATCTACGGCGACAGCACCGATTTCGGCGACTGGATCACGGTCTGGCTCAATGGTGCGCTGCAAAGCCCGTCGACGTACACGATCACGTCCCCGACTGGCCCGCTTGCCACAATTCCCCGGCCGATCACCGATGCGATTCTGACCTTTGCCAATCCCACGACCGGCACCGTGCAGATCGTAGGTGCCCGGCGGCCGCGGCGGACCTCGCAATTCCAGGAGAACCGCGGCGTTGCGGCGCGCGACCTCAATCAATCGCTCACGGATGTTATCGCGGTCGAGCGCGAGCTCTGGGATCTGACGCAGGGCGCGGCCGGGGGCGATGGCGGCCGCATCCTGCAAGCGCCGCCCGGCGAGACGTTCACTCTCCTGCCGCCAGCCGCGAGCCGCGCCAATGGCTTCCTGTGCTTCGACGCGACCGGCCTGATCCCCACGATTTGCCCGCTCAGCGGCGGCGCCGGTGTCGGCAACGTCGTCGGCGTATCCCCGACCGTCGTGGGCGATGTCGCGGTCTGGAACGGCACCGGCGGCACGGCGATCAAAGAGGGCGGCGGCTATGTCGGCTCACTCAACAGCACGCCGCTGGTCGGTAACGTCAATCTGGCCATCGCGGGCGCGGGTGGGACCGCTGTAGTCAAGTCCGGCGGCTCCTACACGATTACAAGCCTCGGTTATACGTCGCCAACCTACGTCAATAGCGGGTCGCCCTATACGTGGGTCGTTCCAGCGGGTGTGACATCGATCACAGTAGATGCGACGGCTGGCGGTAGCGGCTCGGGTGCGGTCGGATATGCCGCAACCTGTTTGGTGGTCGGCACTCCCGGTTTTGCCGGCGAGACAGCAATAGAAAAAGTTATCGCCGTTACGCCCGGCGATACGCTCACGATCACGGTCGGTGCGGCCGGCGCGGCAGGCGTCACGAGTGGTTTGACGACTTGCGTTGCCGGGAACACAAGCGGCAATGCCGGCCAACCCGGCGGCAACACTACGATCGTCGATACGACCACTTCGACGACGCTGTTGACGCTCGCTGGCGGCATCACTGGCCCGTCATTTTCCGGCCAAGTTTCGACCGCCTCTACCGGCTTTGCGCACTATGAAGGCAACATCAGCCAAGCCGGCATTGCCTTCAATACGTCCGGCGTCGGCTGGGGCATGTACTGGACGCCGATGCCATTCTTTCCGTTTCCCGGAAGCCTCACCACGACCGGCAATTTTGCTTCCTTTGGTGCCGCATACACCAATGCGTTCTGCCTGACCGGGATGCCCGGTGTCTATTACGGCCAAGGCGGATCATCTTCGATATCAATCAATTCTTCCGGTCCATGCGTTGGGGCTGTCGGCAATAGCGGCGCGGTCATCATCCGATACTGATAGTGCGTTGCCCGTTCTGGCTGAGTGGCCATCCTGCCGCTCATGCGCCTCGGGGCTGCCATTGCCGTCCTCCTGATCGCCGCCACGCCGACAGCGGCACACGACAGCTATCCGCCACTCTGCTGCAACGGCACAGAGGTTGACGGCGATTGCCACCCCATTCCCTGCGATCAGATCACCGAGACCAGCAAGGGATACGAGTGGCACGGTTTCACTTTCAACAGGGACCAAACCCACCTGTCGTTCAACAAGCAGTGCCACGTCTGCGTCGGCCGCAATTATTGGAATGGCGAAGCGGTCGGAGAGCCTAAATACCCGCACTGCATTTTCATCCAGCCAACAGCATGATCACTCCTCCGCTGAAAACCAGCGCCAATGGCCGCAAGCTCATCGAGCAATTCGAGGGGCTGAGCCTGAAAGCCTACGACGATGGCACCGGCGTCTGGACGATCGGTTATGGGCACACGAGCGCGGCCGGTCTGCCTGCCGTGCGCTCAGGGATGACGATTACCGCCGATGAAGCCGACGCGATCCTGTCCAGCGATCTTGCGGCGGTCGAGACCGACGTGAACCACCATGTCACGGCGCAGATCAACCAAAACCAATTCGATGCGCTCGTGAGTTTCGATTTCAACACCGGCGCGCTCGATCGGTCGAATGTCTTGCGCTCCGTCAATGTCGGCCAGAATGCGCAGGTCGCCGCCGATCTCATGATGTGGGACCACGCGGGCGGCAGGGTGATGCTCGGCTTAGAGCGCCGTCGTGCGGCCGAGGGCAAGCTGTTCAACACGCCGGTTACAGAGGCGACGGCATGACGTGGCTCTGGTGGTACTGGCCGCTCGCTTTGGCTTTCATCGCCTTCGTTCTTTTCGGCATTCCCGAATACGCAGCGATCCGCTTCGGTGGCCCGACATTCTCTCGGTTCATGGCGACCGTCGCCAATGCGGGTGCTGGCGGGAAAATTTGGTGCATCGCGTGGGGCATGCTGATTGGCGGCCTCATCGTTCATTTTACCGGATGGTGCATGTACGTCTGCGACGGAAAACTTACAGGAGGCTGACATGGCAACGAAAGCTCAATACTCGGCAGCCGCAAACGCAGTGGTCCCGGTTCTGACCGCTGAACTGACCAAACTTGTCCCATCGCCTGAACTACAGGCCGAGGTCGGGATCACAAAATCGATGGTCCTGGAACTCGCCGGCCAATGCGCGCAGGCCGCCGTGGATGCGGCCATGAAGCTTCAAACAAGCTGAGGAACAACAAATGTCACAAACTCCTGGCCCGGTCCCGCCGCCTGAAATGGCTGGATGGCCGGCGCAGACCCAAATCAAATCAGCGTTCCGTTACGCCGGAACTGCGGTGGGGGCGATTGCAACGATGGGTGCCGCGCTCGGCGTCCTTAGCCCCGAGCAATCGGCGGCGCTCGTTGCCGATGTTCATGCCGTCATCGACGACCTGACGCAGCTATTCGGCGATGTCTGGAAGCTCGTTCTGCTGGTGCTGCCGGTCGCTACGTTCTGGCTGGCAAAGATGGGCTGGAACTCGGCAAGCCCGAAGGCCCAGATCGCATCTGTGCAGGCCATGCCTCAAGCCAATGTTGTCGTGACTGATCCGAAGTTGGCCGAGGGCATTCCCGGCGTGAAAGTCGTATCGCCAGCAAAATAAGATTGACTGTTGCATGCACGACACGGGAAAAATTGGTAACTGAGTTACTATCAGTAACCAACAGGAGAATGCGTCATGCGCAAGCTAATTCTCAGTGCTTTTGCGGCTCTTTTTGCCATTCTGGCGCTCCCGGCGTTCGCGGCCGATCTGCCGCTACTCGGCAAAGCGCAGCAAAGTCCGCCGGCCTATCCCTACGACTCGTCCGGCTTCTACTTCGGCATCAACACCATGGCCGGCGTGCAGCAAAACTCGGTCGCCGGCAATCCGACGTTTGTTGGCTCGCTGGCCACCGGCAACCTCAATGCGGCCGGCGGCGCGATCGGCGGTACGGTAGGCTGGACCAAGGGCAATGCGGCCTTCTGGTGGGCGATCGAGGACTCGCTCGACTATCAGAACATCACCGCGACGGCGACGAGCGCGCCAGTTTCAACGGTCAGTCGCTGGTCGAATGAAACTGTGGTCCGGGTTCACGGCTGGAACCCGCTGCAATATCTGCCAAACCTCGGTATCACCAATCCGTTCACTTTCTCAAATCTGATTCCCGCATCTCCCGCAGGGATCGCTCTCAGCGCAGCGCAGCTCTACATCGGCGCTGGGGCGAAGGAATGGGGTGAGAGCGGCAGCTTCGTCGGCAACGGCGTTACGACGTGGGGAGTTGCCCCCATGATCCAAGCCGGCGCGATCGCACAGATCATCGACCCGACCGGGAAGCCGACCGGCGCCGCGCTCGACCTCGGTGCGGAAGTCGTGTTTGCCAACAAAGGCTTCACCGTCACCACTGGACCCGCCGGACCTGGCTTCGCCGGCGCGGGCTCGTTCGGCAATCAGTATTTTGCCTACACCAAAGTTCTCTGGTGACATGAGAAACGCGCGTCACATGCTGCCCTCCTGGCCGCTAGTCCCCCTGGCGATCCCGGTGGTGTGTGGCGCGCGTCCCCGTGCAAGTGGATGACCCGATGGCTGGGACCGATCGGGAGAGTGATGAAGTAGTCAGCGCAATGGCGGCTCTAACTGAGGCGCTTAGTGCGACACAGAGCGTCAATCAGCCGCTCCTCCTCTCGCTCATTAGAAGCCTCGACGAAAAAGTCGGACTGCTCATCAACGCCCAGAAGGAAGGCGTGAAGGTCGCCATGGACGCGGCCGAGAAAGCCGTCGTCAAGGCAGAGGCGGCGACCGAGAAAAGGTTTGAGGGGCTGAACGAATTGCGCAGCATGGCGGCCGATTGGCGCAACGAATTTGCCCGCCAGAGCACGGTCGACCTGCAAGTCAAGGGATTAGAAACCAGATTGTCCACCATAGAAATTGCGCTGCGAGGCGCCCAAGACAGAGGGGGCGGACAAGCGGATTTGGTGAGATGGGTTTTTGCTGCTGCGGTTGCTGGCGGCGCACTGGTGGCTGTCATCGAATTCGCCTTGCGCCATGCGTGAGATATTCACCGTCCGCAACGTGACCTCGAACAACGGCATCCGCCGCATTCACATGACGCACGATTTCTTCAAAGACGATTTCTCGCAGCCGGTTGAAATTCTGCTCAACACGAGATCGGACATCTTCAAGGAAGGAGACGATTGGGAAGTGCATATGACCTTGGTACGTCGAGCTGAGAGTAAAAGCCTCCCTATAGAAACCCCAACGTGAAGGAAACGTGCCATGGCAGCTTTTCAAGCGACAATCTCACTCGGCGAGCTAGTGACGCTCCTTGGCATAATAGGGGCTCTCATCACCAATTATTTCAGCTTTATCCGGCGCGTTGATCGCATGGCGGTTCGACACGACACGCTTGCAACTCAGGTCAACGAGCTGCGCCACGGCCGCGGTCTGGTGCTGGGATCTCAATCTGATTGGCCGCCGATGGTGCGCAGATGCTTCGGCTTCAACAAAGTGGATTCGTAAAAGTGATGCAACCTTAACTGTAGCTGGCGCTTGGTCCAGCAACATAGGAGGCCAACATGATTGGCGCCTTAATGCAGTTGATCATCGTGCTTGTTATCGCAGGTGCTTTGTATTGGGCGCTAACCAAACTGTGGCCACTCGGCGCCCCCGCTACCAGCACGAGGATTGGGCAGGCGGTCTACATCCTGCTCATCATTCTGTTGGTTTTCGCAGTGATCTTCTATGGCGTTATCCCGTTGCTCGAGGCGATCCCAGGAGGGTTCGCCGGTGGGCGATTTCGGTAACAATCCGACGCCGACTACGCAGAACTGCGATCAGGTCAGGGATTGCTTTGAGCCGCCCGAGGAGCCGTCGATCGTCGGCCCTGAATATCCACGTCATGGGCAGAGCCCATCGGGGCACCAATGAAAATGAAGTGGCCGCGCTATCACCCTAAACCCTGGGCAGAAATACTCGCGACCACGGCCCTTGTGCTAGGAATTGCACTCTGGATCTTGTGGGAAGGGTATGGCGTCGGCACGCCGAGAACTGATTGCCCTGGCGCCGAACACGGTGAGGGCCGCGCACCCTAATCGCTGGCGGGGCTGAGGCATCCGGTCCTCATTTAAGCGTGCCACGGCCATGCACCCCATGATCACTTATTGTCTTAGCGCACTCTGTATCGGCGCCAACTTTCTTCGCACGCGCGATTCCACCAGTCGTCATGAAGCCTAGTTCTAATCGCCCGTTGCCGATCTACGTGCTGATCTTCTAAAATCCATTTCGTCACAAAGATAAATTGTATCAAGCGGCCCAGCAATACTCCCCCCAAGCAAGCAAAAAGAACGATCCACGGCCACTCCATGTTCAAATCTCCTTGTGCGCTCATTGCCCATTAGTCGCGATCGTGAGTTTGCGAAGGACTTTTTGCAATCCCGGTGCTCGACTCAGATCGACCCGGATGATTTTCTCCACGTCCAAGCCGTCTGGTCCCATTGAGACTCTGTAAACCCCGCGTTCGGTCTCCACCCATATGTTCTCTTCCCGGAGTTCCGCGCGAATTTTCATGGGACGGCTCTTTTCCTAAAATATAGATGTCGTCGTACCCTATGCGGCCCCAAATCCAATTGTGGGTATGAAGCCATGCAAGTTTCCACATTTTTGGAAACCCATAAGGGTGAGAGGACCAGCGGGTCAACTCCCGGATTTGAAAGAAATAGTGTGCCAATATGAATGGCCACCACGGTCCACGTAGAAGTCTTTGGCCTATTGTCATGTTTGTTAATCGCTTAAGAATCGCGTGCCTGCACGAAGCTGTGCCGACGTAGAAACGTTAGCAGGCTCTCACCCTCATCTGTCGGCATATAGCCGAGGCCCTTGCAGTTATCGCAATGATAGCGATGAATAGTATCATTTTTGCAGCGGGGACACTCGATTTCAAATTTATGCTCCATCCCCGTTCCCTTTCTGCTCAGGAGTCGTCCGCAGTGCCTCATCCACTCGCGCAGCGGCGTCCAGTACAACGCGTTTTCTGTTGGTCCGATCAGAACACGTGGCACCGATATAATTCAAATCACGCCTAGCGTTCTCGAGCGCCGCCCGCAGCTTGGCGATCTCGGCGGCAGATTCTTTCACAAGAGCACGCAGTCCGCTCGCTCTCGTGTCGTCCGGTATTTGCACGTTTGGCGTTGAAGCCATTTTTAATCTATCGAGAAGCAATGTTCCCTCCTCAGGTATCAATGTCTATTGCCGCCGCGCTCGATAAATTCACGGCGGTCAAGGGCATTGTGAACGCAAACACCTTCGTCGTCGAACGGCTTGCACCAACAGTCCAAGTCCTCGTGCGGCTTCAAGTCATCTAGCGGTCGGACGTGATGGGTCCCATCGATCTCGATAACTTCCCAGGAAGTTGACCGTTCGGCAACGCAGTTTAGCTCGGCGGCTAGGTCATCCACGACGGTCATCGACGTCTCCTTTCGCCGCGTCAGTGGCGTAGGTTATCATTCAGGATATGCCACGCTTGGTTGATGTTCGATGCCCTTACGGTGCTCGGCACCGAGTCATTTAGAGCGCCAATTAGCGTTCTTGCCGTCTCCATCGCGGCACGCAGTCGCTTGATCTCGTCGCGATCCTGACGTGCCTCTCTTAGGATTGGGTCGAGCAATGCTCGGTCGTCCTCGTGCTGGTCAAGCTGGTCGAAAACACTGTCCATGATAGATGCCTTCGGTTGTTGATTCATCAGGAGTGGCCGTCGTTCAGTATCTGCGTGCCTTGAGAACGGCGCGACCGAATGACGTAATCTCGTGGGGCGCTCTCGTGCAGAGACCTTGCGCTACCATGCGCTCAAACATACGCGATACTGCACCGCCCGCGCGCCCTAAACCGTGGCACCACGCCAGCGGTCCTCGATCGCGGATACGAATGAGACCATGAATTTGGGTGCGCGTAAGAGATTTTGCGGTGTGCTCGATCGTATCGAGCCGCAATGTTATAGCCGCGCCCTGGCTCAGTGCTCGTGCCATGTCGATTAACCTTTCAAAAGCGGTGTCTTGTCGTGCCGCCGCAAGTCCAGCCTTCACGCCATAGATATTCGCAGAACTGCCGAACATGCTTTTTGCTCATTCCGCAAGTCCATGGCTTCGGCAGACACTCCGGTGGCAGCATGTCAGCCCGCGTCGGCGC